CCCACATACGGTATTTAAGCCCCTCCCCTACACGTACAATTTTTGGAGTTTTATATTTCAAAGGTAGTACATGTAGTTGAAACTGCCCACCTTGCGTGGTTGGCCTTTAATCTCTCTTAAAATTTTCTTTTTAATAGGTCACAATGTGTTCTCAAAATCTTTGGATATATCTCTGCTGTTCATACTTAAATGCTGATCGTGCGAAGAGATGAAGTCTTCAGAAAGACGCTCCAAGAGTCTGACGATACTTATTTCGTCCCCATAGTTTCTCAACGCTTTGGCTAGACGGTAGCACCGGTAAGTCATATGGGTAACGAGTGAGGGTTAAGATGTTCCACATTGTCTCGCAGGTGCGGTGTGGACTCAATGAAGTTCCTTGGTATTCGTATTATCTCTGATTCGACTCCTATAGGTTGTAGGAACCCCGAAGACGACGAGAGAGTACTTGTATCTTTTGGAACATCTGCGATTGCCTCCATGGAGCATTCAATTCAATTTTCCTCCCCTTCCCATAAGATCATTCTTGACCGTATGGTCAAAAGTCCCAAAGAGTGTGAAGTTTGTTTGAAAACTCACAAATCTGTGAAAGCACAGATTCAACATCTAGCGAATACTCGCTGTAAAGCATTGGTAATATGCCTTTGCGGAGACTCCGTTGGTTGGCAACAGGCAAGTAGTCATCTGGCAACTTGCAATCTTCTTAAAACTTTCCAGTGTAATGTGATTAAGTGTGATACAATTGTTTTTAAATCTTTGGAAACCTTTTGTGCTCATGTTTGGTGTGCTCATGGACAAAGCAAGAAAGAGATTGATCCGATGGATTTTCGTTCTGAGATTCGCGCACAAATTGGAAATCGAACCCGTTTCGACCATATGCAACTCGAACAACTCATAGACAAAACGCGCAATAACACCCTTAGGCGTTTTGTCCTGAAGCAACTTGTTCTCGAATCTAATTTCGCCGCACTTAATTCTAAATTTCTTGGACTCATCCGTGCTCATACAATCAAAGTAATTCCGCTGTTTTCCTCGACTGAGGGAAAACTCACAACCTACTCAATTCGTACTGCTGACGGTATTTTCTCTGTTAAACTTAACATTCGTGACAAGGATTACAACGCTATTGTTTCTCGCCTTCGACCTCTTTGTGTTGCTCGTGCTCAAGCACTCTTTGATTCGAAATTCACGGTCGATCTTCATCACAAATTTCCAACTGAAGGAATGGAAGAAATGGTCAATTCTTGTAATGCTGTTCTGCGTAGTCTTGGAGTTGCTTCCCAAAATGTGATTCAACGTTGTGTTTCGATTTGTTGTAAAATTTTTATTGCTTTTCGCATTGGACTTTCTGATACTAAGGCTCTTTGTGCTTTGTTTATTGATCTTTTGTGTTCTTTGAATGTTGGATCTGATTTAGCGATGCAGGCATGGGATACGATTAAACAACATCTTTCCTCTCTTCGTGGATTCTTTTCTTTTGTTCCTCGTGCTCAGATTGGTGTTGATATTGTTACAAGTCTTGTTACTGTTCTTGCAGTGTGCTTTAGTACTGTGATTGTCTCCCGACTCCCAAAAGAATGTGAAATCAATTCCATCATGAAATCTGTCGACTCCCTTGGACGTTCTGTTCGTGGTGCTACTTTTGCCTTTGATGGAATGGGAAAGATTGTTGGTAAGGTCGTGTCTCACATTTTCCAAGCTCAATATGGTGTTCCAACAGAGATTGCAGAACTTGAAGTGTTTATGAATGGTATTCAGCAATGGTTTGTTGATGTTCAAGCGATTGTGGAACTCGGAACTTTCGATCGATTGGAAAGAGAACCCGCATTGTGCGCTCGTGTCCAAGAACTCTATCGTCAAGGATTTCAATTTGCTCAACAGGCTAGTGCTCTAAAGATGGAACGTCGTCTTACACAACCTTTTAATGTCCATTGGCAGGTTCTTCGTAAGTATTATGAAAAAGCAGGCTCTTCCAGTGCATTTACAGGCGGTCCTCGTCATGAACCCTTGATCATTTATCTTTCTGGTGAATCTGGTCAGGGAAAATCAGCTTTGATGTACTTTCTTGCAACTGAACTTCTCAAAATAGATGGAATTCCTCGTGATGTGAATGGGAAACTTGACATAACACAGGAAATTTACACTCGTATGGCAGAAAATGAGTACTGGGATGGATATAAAAATCAACGCATCTGTCTGTTTGATGACATTTTCCAAGTAATTGACTCGCTTTCAAATCCGAACACAGAAATCATGGAAATCATTAGAACTGGAAACCTGACGAAACTACCTTTACATATGGCTGAACTGAGTGATAAAGGATCGACCTGTTTTAATTCAAAGATTGTTATTTGTACTTCTAATACTCCAATTCACTCTTATTTTCCGAAATCTATTTCGTGTGTTGATGCCCTTCGCCGTCGTGTTGACATCAACGCCCGAATAGAAGCGAAACCCGAATTCTGTAGAAATGATGACAGAAATCCATTTGGAAAACGATTCTTGGATCGAAACAAGGTTAGAGCTAAATTTGGTCAGGACATGCATGAAGATGTGTATCGTGTGTTTTTGGAAGACCCCATCAATGGAGATTCGATTGAAGTGAATGGACAAAGGTGTTTATCTTTCAAAGATCTTGCTCTACTTGCCTCTGGTAAGTATGAAGCCAAGTTCAAGGCGTCGACAGCAATGCATGATTTCCTCGCAGAAATGGCCGAAAGACCCCCTGTCGCCCAAATAGGATTTCCGACGTGGGACTCACTTAGAAACATTTTCTTCAAATCCCGATCTGTCGATCCGCTTGAGTTTGCTCAAATGGATTTGGCAAAACTATACCTTGAAATGAAGACACCTCGTGAATTAGGACAACTCCCTCAAGATGAAATCATCAATATAGTCAATAACCTCCATCAATTTCAGAAAATTTTCCATTCTCACTTGGTATTTGACATCTCGATGAGTAAAGCCGAACTGAAAGCAAATCCCGCAAATTGGCTGGCATTGATTCGCTCACACGCTTCCACTAATACTATCTGGGCTGATCTTGCAAATCGAATTCTGGTGAATGAGTGTATGCATAATTGTGAACTCACGTTGATTGCTGCTTCTCTTGTTGCGGAAGTTCGAGAAAAAGCTCCTGAGCCAATTTTAGAACTTTTGAAACGGAAGGCAGCCGAATACAAAGAAGTAGCTGTCCCATGGTTAGAAAAAGCGAAGAAAATTGTGTCTGAACATCCTCTTTTGTGTGCTGCTGCTGCGATTGTTCCTCTTTTGTTGTTCGCAATGTATAAGTGGATGGGAGTAACACAACAAAGTGTATCAGATTTCTTTCATTCAAAGGAGGAGCCTGGTAAACGAGTTGTTCACAAACATCAATGTGTTCGCTGTGGAAAGGTCTTTGAACATGCTCACGAGATTGGTACGATCCGAGACAGTTTGAATGATTTACCTATGTGTGGCACTTGTGCACCCGAATGGCAGGCAGCATACAACTACGGACAAGAAACAGTCGAGATTTTCCCTCGTGACCCTGATCTCATTAGTGTTGAAACAGAAAATGTCAAAACTCTAACTTCATTTTTCACTGACGCCGAATTGGACGAACTTTTGGAAAGCCGACTTGGACATCAATTGAAGGTTGAACTCGCAACATCTGGAGATCCAAAGACCCGAAACAAGACTTTACGAGTACAGTTAACAACATCTGGAGACCCATTGACTCGTAAACAAAAGAAAGTGACCGTTGAATCTCAATTTCGTAGTGATCGTGCCGCACATGAAGTTTCTGAGAAAATTCTGAGTAACATCTATACGATTGCTGTTGGAGATGGAGTCAAATTCCCGCATGCCCTCAAAATTGTTATGATTCGTGGACGTATTGGTCTTACGGTTGCTCACCTCCTTCCCTACCTTGAACAAAATACTCATGTTGAACTCAGTAGCCCGACGATGTCCGAAGGAATGATTTTTCCAACTTCTGAATTGCACTACTATCAAATTTATGGTCAAGACAAAGCCGTTAAAGATCAAATGCTCATTGAGTTCCCGCGACGATTCCCGATGCAACTAGACATTGTCAAACACATGGCAACATCCCATGACATGACTATGCGTAAACTCCCAATTGTTCTTGTCAATCCAAGTCACAAGTCCTTCGTGTTTCTGAAATATGGAGAAGCTTGCGCCTTGGACAAACCACTTGAATATCTTGATGAGAACGACAAATCCCTGAGTATCCGATCATACTATAAATATGCACTTGAAACAGCTCCTGGCGATTGTGGAAGTATTATGGTCGGAATTGGAAAATCAATTCAACACAAAATTATGGGTATTCACATTGCTGGTGGTACTGGAACAGGATATGCTTCTCCGATCAATGCAAAAGACATCTTAGAAACTTTAAAACAGATTCCTATTCGATCCCAAATTCAACTCGAAATGGACCCCTTACTTAATTGTTCCAATTCAGAAATCCTACTCCCTGAAGGAAATTTCATTAGCATTGGTGAACCACTGTACCCCATTCCTCGTCCAGTCAAAACGAAATTGCGTGAGAGTGCCGTGTTTGAACTTGTTGCTGAAGCGACAACTGCGCCTAGTGTTTTGCGTAAAGTGAAGTGCCATGGTAAAGTTGTTGACCCATTGATGATAGGATTGAAGAAAGCTGGGTGTATACCTCCCCCTCTTGACAATCAACTTCTGGAAGTTTGTACTAATGATGTTGCTCGTATTGTGACAGACAACACTCTCCCCGATCACAAACGAGTACTCACCAACATGGAAGCTGTCGCTGGCATTGAAATGGATGAATATGCCCCTGGTATAACTCGAACTACGTCACCTGGGTACCCTCTTGTGCGTTTCAGTAAAGGAAAAGGAAAACAACAATGGCTCGGAAACGATGAATACCTCCTCCCACAAGAAGTTGAAGATGAAATGATTCGCATTGAAGACAACGCAAGACAAGGAATACGAACCCCAACTGTTTGGACTGACACTCTGAAGGATGAACGACGACCTTTGCAAAAGATCTTGGACGCAAAGACGAGGATATTTTCCGCAGGACCGATGTGTTACACGTTGGTTTTTCGTAAATACTTTCTCGGCTTTGCTGCCCACTGCGCTCGCAACCGCATTGATAACGAAATTGCGGTTGGTACTAATGTCTATTCTATGGACTGGCATCACATTGCTGAGCGTATGCAGAGCAAAGGTAAGAAAGTCATTGCCGGTGATTTCACTCACTTTGATGGTACTCTTGTTGGTGAATTTCTTTGGGCTGTTTTGGACTTTGCTAATCGATTCTACGATGATGGTGAAGAGAAC